AGTAGTTTTATCAACTACGTTGAACATATCTGGCCTGAGTTTATCTGCGGGCGCCACCATAAAATATTCGCTGAAAAGCTCCAAGAAGTCGCCGAAGGTAAGTGCCGACGTTTGATCGTTAATATGCCACCCAGACATACAAAGTCTGAGTTCGCATCCACTTTCTTTCCGTCTTATATTATGGGACTTCAACCCAAGATGAAGATTATGCAAACTACGCATACGGGTGAACTAGCCGTACGATTTGGTCGTAAAGTGCGTAACTTGATGGATCAAGACGATTACAAAAAAATATTTCCTGAAGTCAAACTGCAAGCCGACAACAAATCTGCGGGACGTTGGGAAACCAATAAAGGTGGCGAATACTTTGCCGCAGGTGTAGGTGGAGCGGTAACGGGACGTGGTGCGGATCTATTGATTATTGACGATCCACATTCTGAGCAAGACGCACTCAGTCCGACAGCGTTAGAGTCTGCGTATGAATGGTACACGTCTGGTCCCAGACAGCGTCTACAACCCAACGGATCAATTGTTATTGTAATGACGCGCTGGAGTTCTATTGATTTGACGGCTAAGTTATTGGAAGCGCAAAAGGAACCGCTTGCTGATCAATGGGAAGTCATCGAGTTTCCAGCCATATTTCCTGAAACCGACAAACCGCTCTGGCCTGAGTTCTGGCCTGAAGACGAATTATTGAAAGTAAAGGCATCTTTGCCTGGTATGAAATGGAACGCTCAGTGGATGCAAAACCCGACAGCGGAAGAGGGTTCGATTATCAAACGTGAATGGTGGCAACCTTGGGAATACGACAGCTTGCCGAACGTGCAATACATCATGCAAAGCTACGATACCGCTTTTTCAAAAAAAGAATCGGCTGACTTTTCTGCTATATCTACATGGGGTGTATTTAGACCGACAGACGACGCACCCGATTCTATTATTCTTTTGGATTGTCAAAAAGGTCGCTGGGACTTTCCCGAACTTAAAGAGATAGCCCATCGTGAATACAGTTATTGGGAGACAGATATGGTGTTGATTGAAGCCAAAGCTTCAGGTACACCTCTGACTCAGGAGCTACGACGTATGGGCATACCCGTAGTCAATTACTCGCCGACTAGAGGCCACGATAAGACCACTCGTATGCACTCAGTCGCTCCTGTTTTTGAAGCGGGTATGGTATACGCACCCAAGCGTATGTTTGCTGAAGAGATGATTGAAGAATGTGCGTCCTTCCCTTTTGGTAAAAACGATGACTTATGTGATACTATGACGCAAGCTATCATGCGATTCAGAGAAGGTGGCTTTTTGAATTTAGCTACTGACTACGATGACGATGATATGGGAGTAAGACAGAGGATTTATTACTGATGGCAATAGAAAGAATGACACCCGATCCAGCAAACCAAATGCCTGAAGAGGTGGATATGACGACTACGCAATCTGGCGATGGTTTAGAAGACGATATTATTGAGGTATTGGAAGGCTTACAAGAAGCCGATGTAGAAATACAAGAAGACGGTTCTGCGTTACTTGGACCCGCACCCGAAATGCAAATGACATCTGAGTTTGGTGAAAACTTAGCCGAGATGTTATCGTCCAGCGAACTGGGTCGTATCTATATAGACTTGGTGGGCAGTATTGAAGATGATCGTTCTTCAAGAGAAGACTGGGAAAAAACTTATACCGACGGTTTGAAATACTTAGGTATGCGTTTTGACGAAACCCGATCAGAACCTTTTGAGGGAGCGAGTGGCGTTATTCATCCGTTATTGGGAGAAGCCGTAACTCAGTTCCAAGCGCAGGCTTACAAAGAATTATTACCCGCTGGCGGTCCAGTTAAAACGCAAGTCGTAGGTGCTTACGACTCTACAATAGAAGAACAAGCGCAACGTGTGCGCGAGTTTATGAATTACCAAATCGTACACGTAATGGAAGAGTACGATGAAGATTTAGACCAAATGTTGTTTTATCTGCCGTTGGCTGGATCTGCGTTTAAAAAAGTTTACTACGACGAAAACCTACAAAGACCCGTATCTAAGTTTATAGCACCCGAAGATTTGATCGTACCTTACTATACGACTGACTTAGAATCTTGCCCACGTATAACGCATCTAATCAAGATGCCTGAAAACGACGTTAAAAAGCTACAAGCAATTGGTTTTTACAAACGTACAGAATTAGAGCCTGGTGATGGATCTGACAATTATTCCTCTTTGGATACGGAGAAAGAAAAGTTGGAAGGTATCGAACCCACGTCTGAGACTGACGAGGTATGTGTACTTTACGAAGTTCACTGTAATTTAGACCTTGAAGGATTTGAGGACGTGGACGAGAACGGTGAAGAAACTGGCGTAAAACTGCCATACATCGTTACCATTGATTCAACAACAGAAGACATATTATCTATACGTAGAAACTTCAAACCTGAAGACCCGATGAAGAACAAGATTGAATATTTTGTTCACTTCAAGTTTTTACCAGGTCTAGGTTTCTACGGTTTCGGTTTGACCCACATGATTGGTGGGTTGTCTAAAGCGTCTACATCTATTCTAAGACAATTGATAGATGCAGGTACGCTTTCCAATTTACCTGCTGGTTTTAAGACTCGAGGCATCCGTATACGTAATGAAGATGAACCCATTCAACCTGGTGAGTTCAGAGACGTGGATGCACCAGCAGGTTCTTTGCGAGACGCAATACAACCGTTACCATTCAAAGAGCCAAGCGGCACCCTGTTGTCGTTACTAGGCTTATTGGTGCAATCAGGACAACGATTTGCTTCTATTGCAGAAATAGCTGTAGGTGAAGGCAACTCACAAGCACCCGTAGGTACAACTTTGGCTTTGATGGAAAAATCTACAAAAGTTTTAAGTGCGATACACAAGCGTTTACATAACGCGCAGAAAAAAGAATTTGGGTTGTTATCAGATATCTTTGCTCAAAGCTTACCACCCACTTATCCCTATCTGGTTTCAGGTGGTATGAATGAGATAAAACAAAGTGATTTTGACGGGCGCATCGACATTTATCCTGTTAGCAACCCAGATATATTTTCTACCAGTCAACGTATAGTTATGGCCCAAGAAATGATGCAGTTGGTTCAATCTAATCCTCAAATACACGGGCCAGGTGGAGTCTACGAGGCTTACAAAAGAATGTACGCTTCATTGGGCGTAGACAACATCGACCAACTGCTTCTTCCACCGCCTCCTACACAACCTCCACCAATGGAGGCGGGTATGGAAAACAGCGGATTGATGATGGGCGCACCAGCGCAAGCTTTTCCACAACAAAACCACGATGCACATATTGCAGCACACGTCAGTCTTTTGAGCCTACAGCCTGTTCAAACAAACGCGCAGGTACAAGCCAATATCATTGCTCACAGTATGCAGCATTTACAGATGAAAGCAGACATAATCGCGCAACAACAAATGCCGCCTGATGCTATGCAACAGTATCAACAGCTGCAACAACAGGCGCAACAAGCATCACCTGTTGAAGCGCAACAAATGCAAGCCGAAGCGTCTAACATACTGGCTCAGTTCAGTGCGCCAATCATGTCAGAGCTGGTCATACAGTTCTCGCAACAGATTGGTACACCTCAAGAAGAAGATCCTTTAGTAACGATCAGAAAGCAAGAATTAGCCTTGAAAGGTCAGCAGCTGAACCAAGAACAACAGCAGTTTATGCAGCGTGAAGAACAACGCGCTATGGACCAAATGCGCCAAGATCAGATAGATCGCGAGCGTATAGAAGCCCAACGTGATATCGCTGAAATGAAGGACGATACGACGAGGGATAGACTTGACCAACAAAAGGAACTAAAATTAATTGATCTTGGATTAAAACAGTTATAAATATGATTAAAGTTACAAAAGTAAACGAACAGAAAACGCCTAAAGTTTTAGACGGCAAACAATCCTATTCCAACAAAGGCACTTTGCAAACAAAGAAAGCAGAGTCTTTTGATGCCAACACCACACCAAAACCAGGTATGGGTAAAGGCAAGGCTAGAGGTATGGGTGCTGCTGAATTTGGTGGCAAGTTTTCTGGTATTTATTAATGGATTTAATTTGGCTTGCCGAAGCCTTACAAAAGGTTCTTAAAGAAAAGAAAGAATCTTTAGAAGACTTAATTATGAACGGCGCCAAAGATTTCCAAGAATATAACTATCTACGTGGTCGTTACAATGCCCTCGAAGACGTAGAGCAAGAACTTAGGGCGTTGCTGGAAAGGAGTGTAGAAAACGATGAAAGAGGTACTGGTACCTGATCATATCGCAAGAGAGGTTGAAGCTGAAAAGCAAAAACCAGAAGAAGAAAAGTCAGAATTGGATCAAGCTTATGTCAACTCAGATGACAGAGTTCTCGACCCAACTTTATTAGAAAAATCCTATTTAGAACGTATGCCTCAACCGACAGGTTGGAGGTTGTTGATTTTGCCATACAAAGGCAAAGCCGTTACTAAAGGTGGTATTGTTCTAGCTAAAGAGACTGTAGAAAGAGAATCCCTAGCTACCGTGGTGGCCTACGTAGTGAAGATGGGTCCTCTTTGTTATGCCGATAGAAATAAATTTGGCGATACCCCGTGGTGCCAAGAAAAACAATGGGTATTAATTGGTAGATATGCTGGCGCTAGGTTCAAGCTTGGCGACGATGCAGAGTGCCGTATTATTAACGATGACGAAGTCATTGCAACTATAGAAGACCCTGACGATATCGTTAGTGTCTAAACATGAGAGGAAATCATGCAAGAAAATGAAGCAATACAGACTGAGGAACAAGAGCCTACCGAAGTCGTAGAACTTGAGGAAGAGGTAAAAGAATCCGAATCTGAACAGTCAGCCGCTCCTATCGAAGACATCTCTGAAGAAGAGACAAAGGCCGATGCAGAGCAAGACGAGCTGGAGGATTACTCCAAGAATGTTCAGAAAAGAATCTCTACTTTGACCAAAAAAATGCGCGAACAAGAACGCGCGGCTCAATCGGCATACGAATACGCAAAAAACTTACAAGCTGAAAATGAAGCTTTAAAGAAAAATACGTCACAATATGCAGAAAATTACCAATCAGAGGCTGAAAACAGATTAAAAGCTCAGAGGGCGCAAGCTAACGCAGTTTTAAAATCTGCTTATCAAGACCAAGATTGGGACAAAGTAACAAAAGCTCAAGACATTCTCGACAAGATAACTGTCGAAGAAAGTAAATTAGCTAACACTAAGTTGTCTATTGAGCCTACTACTGAGTATCAACAAACTCAGATACCGCAAGGCTTTCAACAGCCTCAAGCCACACCCAATCCTGATCCAGCCGCTGAAGACTGGGCTAGTAAGAACGAGTGGTTTGGTGAAGATGAGGCTATGACTTTAGTAGCATTTAACATACATAGAAGATTGGTAGAGGAAGAAGGGTTTGATACAAACGACCCAACATACTATACTGAAATCGATAAACGTATAAGAGCTGAGTTTCCACATAAATTTAACGGTGTGGAAGAGGCCGAGCCAAAGGGCAAAATACAGCAAACTGTAGCGCCCGCTGGTAGAAGCGAAAGCTCTGGACGCAAACGACAAGTGAGGCTAACTAAAGCCGAAGTCGAAATGGCACGTCGTTTGAATGTACCGTTACAAGAATATGCTAAACACGTAAAAAGGTAGACAAATGACAAAAGAAACAGAATTAAACGAATCAATTGATGCTCAAGCATCTACTGAAAACAGAACACCACGTTCTGCTGAAACTCGAGCGAAAGATACTGCTCGCAAACCTTGGCGTCGTCCATCAATGTTGGAAACCCCTGATGCACCTGAAGGATATGAATACAGGTGGATAAGAGCTGAAATCGTTGGACAGGAAGATAAGAAAAATGTAACTGCTAGGCTAAGAGAAGGTTTCGACCTTGTCAGAGCTGAAGAGTTAGATGGCTTTGAAATTCCTACGCTTGACGATGGAAAGCACTCAGGAGTAGTTTCCGTGGGTGGTTTGCTTTTGGCCAAGATTCCTACAGAAACGCGAAATGAAAGAAACGCCTACTTTTCAGACCGCGCACAACTGCAACAAGACGCAGTTGACCATGACTTGATGAAGGAATCTGATCCAAGCTCTCCGATCTTACGACCAGAGAGAAAAACAAGCGTAACTTTTGGTGGTGGTAATCGTGATTGATTATCACTGTAATTAATTAACTGACTGAATAAGGAAAACTTATTATGGCAAATAAAGATGCACCTTTCGGGTTTCGTTCAGTAGGCAAAAAAGGCGGTGGCGTTGCTAATGGCGGCGTTACTGAATACGAGATTGCTTCGGGCGCGACTGGAAATATCTTTTCGGGCGACCCAGTTAAGATGTTGAACACAGGTACTATTTTAGTAGCTGGTGCTGCAACAACTTTATTGGGGATATTCAGAGGTTGTAAGTTTACAAATAGTTCTGGTGAAGTAGTTTTTTCATCACACTATCCAACACAAACTACATCTTCGGATATCGTTGCATTTGTTGAGGATGATCCTGACACACTTTTCGAAGTGCAATGCACAGGATCTTTAGCTCAGACAGCTGTAGGTAACAACGTAGAGTTGGCTTACACTTCTGGGTCTACAAAAACTGGTATGTCTGCGGCAGAAATTTCTTCTACCACAGCGGCTACTTCGGCTCAGTTTAGAATCGTAGGATTCTCTACTGATCCATCTAATAGCACTACTGGATCCGCAAACGTAAATGCAATCGTATATATTAATGAGCATTTCTATACCACAGTAACGGGAGTTTAATAATGGCAATAAATAGAGCGCAATTAGCGAAAGAACTAGAGCCTGGATTGAACGCCCTTTTTGGGTTGGAATACTCCAGGTATGAAGCTGAACACGCTGAAATTTTTGATACTGAATCTTCTGATAGAGCGTTTGAAGAAGAAGTTCTAATTTCAGGTTTCGGTAATGCTGAAGTAAAAGCTGAAGGTACAGGCGTTAGATTTGATAACGCTACTGAAGGCTACACTTCACGTTACACTCACGAAACAGTTGCTTTGGCTTTTGCATTAACAGAAGAAGCTGTTGAAGATAATCTCTATGACAGACTTGGTGCTAGATACACTAAGGCGTTAGCGAGATCTATGGCTAATACTAAGCAAATTAAGGCTGCTGCTGTATTGAACAATGCGTTCTCTACAACAGGAGGCGATGGTAAAGTCCTAATTGCTACTGATCACCCTCTAAGTGGTGGTGGTACACTAGCAAACAGAGCTACAACTATGGCTGACCTTAATGAAACTTCATTAGAAGATGCTTTGATTTCAATATCAACATTTACTGATGACAGAGGCTTAACAATTGCTTTGAGAGGAATGAAACTAATTGTTCCACCTCAACTTCAATTCGTAGCTGACAGACTACTCAGTTCTCCAGGGAGAGTTGGTACTTCTGACAATGACATCAACGCAATCAGAAACACAGGAATGTTGCCTGATGGTTATGTAGTAAACCACTACTTAACTGATACAGACGCTTTCTTCATTAAAACTGATTGTCCTGATGGATTTAAGCACTTTGAAAGATCACCTCTTTCAACTGCACTAGAAGGCGACTTTGATACTGGAAACATGAGGTACAAAGCTAGAGAAAGATATTCATTTGGATATTCTAACTTTAGGGCTGTATTTGGTTCTCAAGGAGCTTAACGGCAGATAGTAGTCACCGTCACCCGACTACTAGGAAAGGGGGATGCTTCGGCATCCCCTTTTTTTTACTTTATTTCTTAAAAAAATGGATATATGATAGAAAAGTGTTTAATTAGCTTAATGAGGGCTGCGTGCAGTTTCCATTAATACAAATATAAGGAGTTCATAATGGCTAATCCACATTTTCAAAACTTAATACTATGGGCGGGTAATACTGAAGCTACCAAGCATAAGAAAAACCAACCCATGTTCGTTCCATACCCATCAGATCAAACGTACTACATGTACCAAAATGATTTTTTCACTTACAACTCTGGTGATTGGACTATAACAACTACAGAGGCTGGTAGCGGTAATGCTTCAGAGGCTGTAACATCATCAGCTGGCGGAGCTTTGTTAATTACAAATGACGATGCTGATAACGACTTAGACTTTTTACAATTGAAAGGTGAAGGGTTCAAGTTAAGTACCAGTAAAAATGCTTACTTTTCAGCTAGATTCAAAGTAAATGACGTTGATCAATCAGACTTTGTTATGGGGCTTGGTATTACAGATACTACACCACTTGATACAACTGATGGAGTTTTCTTCATATCAGCAGACGGGGATGCAGGTCTAGATTTCTTAGTTGAAAAAGACAATACTGCAACAACTACAGAAGACGTAGCGACTATGGCAGACGACACATTTATAACAACTACTTTCTTTATAGATAAAAATGCTTCAAAAGTTTTCTACTCTATAGATAACGCTGATCCAGTAGGAGTAGTGAATACCAATTTACCTGATGATGAAGAATTAACAATCTCATTCGGTATTCAAAATGGTGAAGCTTCTGCTCAAACTATGACAATTGACTACGTAGTTGCAGCAGTAGAAAGATAGGAGTAAACAATGGCAGACGCAGTTACATCAACGACAATACAAGATGGCAATAGAGTAGCTGTTATACAGTTAACTAACACATCAGATGGTACTGGTGAAAGTGCAGTCACAAAAGTAGACGTTAGCGCTTTATCTGCTAATACTGATAACGGTCAAGCTTGTACTGGCGTTAAACTTGGAAAGATTGTCTATTCAACTTTTGGCATGAGTGTAAAGCTTTTATGGGTTGCAGATACCAATACTATTTGTTGGGATCTTAATTCAGACTATACAACAGACGAGGACTTTACAGAGTTTGGTGGTATACAAAATACAGCTGCGGCTTCTGGTAAAACAGGAGATATAGCACTTACTACTACTGGACATACAAGTGGAGACTCTTACGTTATAGTTTTGACTCTTATTAAAGAATACAGCTAATTTAAATAATGGCTGAATACAGGGGCAAAAAGGTAACTCTGAACAAACCAAGGAGAATCTCTAAGGGTTCTCCTGGGTTCGGTAAAAAAACTAGAGAAGTTTTTGTTAGAGTTCCCTCCTCTGGAAAAATTAAACGAGTAACTTTCGGCGACCCAAAATTAGGCGCACATCCTAGCAATCCTAAAAAAAGAAAAGCTTACTGCGCTCGCAGTAAAAATTTAGGAGACGATAGGACTAAAGCAAATTATTGGTCAAGAAGACAATGGAGATGCTAAATGGCAAAAGCTAAAAGCGGAGGTAAAATATGTCCAGCTGGCAAAGCTTGGGCAAAACGTACTTTTGATACATATCCTTCTGCCTATGCAAATATGGCCGCATCCAAATATTGTAAAGATCCAAACTATGCAAAAGGCTCTAAGAAAAAGAAAAGAGTAAAAAAAGCTGGGGGAGGATTGGTATTTAACGTGAGAGGACAAGGCAGAGTAATGCCAAATAGATTGAGATAATGGGACAACTTAAACAGTGGCGAGAACAAAACTGGGTAAGAATAGGTACTGATGGTTCTATTAAGGGACCGTGTGGAACCAGTAAAAATAAAAAGAATCCAGATAGATGTTTGCCGAAAGCCAAAGCTCAAAGTCTATCTAAGGCAGAACGTGCCAAAACTGCACGTAAGAAAAAAGCTGCGGGTGCAAAAGGTAAAACCGTAGTAGCAAATACAAAAAAAGCTAGAGTTTCTGTAAGCAGAGGAGGAGAAATGCTAAAAAACAAATCAAAAGCTGATCTTAACAAAGACGGTAATATATCTTCATACGAAATGAAAAGAGGTATGGCTATTGAAAAAGCCATGTCTCAACAAAATCGTGTAAAAAAGAAAAACGGTGGATTCATAGCAAGAGGCTGTGGTAAAGTTATGAACAATCGTCGTAAAGTTACGACTATATCTTAGGAGATAATTATGCCAGCAAAAAAAGCAGCAGATAAAAAAATGGATGCCAAAATGAAGGCTAGACAAAATGCAAAGGTAAGACCTGATGAGCCAGTAGAGGAAACAAGGATTTACTTTAACATGCCTAAGAAAAAGGCTGCTCCAAAAAAGAAAGCACCAGCTAAGAAAAAAGCACCTGCTAAAAAGAAAACTACTAAAAAATAGAGGTTTACTATGTATAAAAGAACAAAAGGGTATGCAGCTGGAGGAATGGTAAAATCCAAAGGCATGAAAAAAGGTGGTCCTATGAAATCCAAAGGGATGAAAAGGCTATAAGAGAGGCGGTAAAGTAAAAAAAAGTAAGTAGTGGCTTACTTACAAAGCAACATCCCACATTTTAAATGCTGGGTCAGAAAAGAATATACGCATAATCACGAAAAATATCACGGTGAGTTTCTTCACGCCATGGCAGTTGCTGTTACGACAATGCCTTGTCGTTGTTTGAGCTTTCAAGTAATTTTTACAGGTATAGCAGCGGAAGGAGAAGAAGAAGACAACGTACATGGTGGCGCTATGTGGGCTAGGATGCCAATAACAGCGCTTGTAGGCGATACTCCTTTTGAAGAATGGCCAGAACCTATGGCAGTTCACGATGCCCAACCTTGGGATTGTTCTTCACACCATCATGCCGTTTACGTATTGGATAGAGCCACTCCTTGTCCTTGGCTTGCTAAAATAGATGGTAATTTTTACCCAGCTAAATACTTGTTTACAGTAGATTACGCTGAAAATGAGATAGCTGATGATCCTGCCCAACATAAACAAAGTCATGTTTTGGAGCTATTAGACGCAGGAGAATGGACAGGTAATATTGTAGCGTTACCAAATAATCGTGTGAGAGTTACACATCCAGCTTGGTTTGAGACTGGATCAGGCGCACCTGATTTTAAACCATCTGCACATATACATTATTCAAAGTCTGATTTAGACTATACGTTGGATGTAAACAGAATTTTTGATAATCTATATGCAGAGGACGAGTAATGGCACTTTCAGGCAGTACAGATTTTGAACCTAACGTAACCGAGTTTGTTGAAGAAGCTTTTGAGCGTTGTGGTATTGAACTAAGAACAGGATACGATCTTAAAACAGCAAAAAGATCTATTAATCTCATGTTGGCAGAATGGGCCAACAGAGGTTTAAATCAATGGACAATAGAACAAGCAACGCAAACTGTAACAGAAGGAACTTCTAATTATTCTCTAAATGCTAACGTAATTGATATATTAGATATGTCGTTGCGTAGGACGGTAAATAGTGAAACAACTGATACAAGTATGAGCAGAATTAGTCGCTCTGAATATTTGAATATACCAACTAAAGATACCAAAAGCCGACCTTCGCAGTTCTTTTTTGACAAGCTAACAACACCCGTAATAAAAATATGGCCAAGCCCTGAAAACTCTACGGATATATTAGTTTTTAACAAAATAGTCAGAATGGATGATGCTGATACAGCTATCAATACATTGGATATGCCATTTAGGTTCTATCCTTGTTTTGCTGCTGGATTAGCTTACTACATATCAATAAAAAGAGCGCCTGATCGTATGCAAATGCTAAAGGCTGCTTACGAAGAAGAATTTAGACGTGCAGCCGATCAAGATGAAGACAGAGCATCATTTCGTATAAAACCATCTATGAGGAGTAGTTATTAGTGGCTTACGCTACTGGAAAGTTTGCGCGTGGCCTTTGTGATCGTTGTGGTTTTGAATACAAACTGCATGAACTCAAAGAAGAATGGAACAATTTAAAAGTTTGTAGCGAATGTTTTGAACCGAAAGCTCCTCAAATTGATCCAAGACCAGTAATCACAGACCCAGAAGCGGTTTATAATCCAAGACCCAACAATGATAAAGAAGTTGGTGAGGGATT